TGATGGCTTTATATCAATTGCAAGTCCACCAATTGTTGGATCTGTCATAAGTTTGTTATACAAACTAACATTTGTAGGATCAGCAACTTTATCTGGTATTGCACCTCTAACAATTACAGAAACTCTAACTCTAAATTCCCAAGTTATTTTTTCATAAATACTATTAGTATCTAAAGCAGTATCACTAATAGGCTCAAGAACAATAGCTGGGGTTTCTGCTTTTGCAAAAGCTTCTGGACGACTTCTATATATTCTTTTTGCAACACCAGTAGTACCTGTTAATTTTGTTTTTAATGCTGCAAGAATTTGTTCTCTTTTTGATGCCATTTATTCGTCCGTTTTAGTTAGAGATACTATACATAAACTACCATCATCAATTTTTCTTACACTTCTAACCTTATAATCTTCATCATTAACTTTTATAGTCTCATCAAATAATATTGAACCAAAATCCTTAGTTCTTCCTGTTAATTGGTAATCAGTAGTTAATACAACTCCGTCAGCTATCATCTCGTCAGGCTGATCTAAAAAAGCTATATACTCTGCATTGTCGTAGATAACAGAGTCTCTAAAATCTATAAAAAATGTATCTAAATCTTCTGTAAAAGGCATAAGAAAAAGCCCCAGTTAAGGGGCAATAAATTTAACCGTACTTCTTAAGACCTAATCCTGTTACAGATAGATCAAATGTAGGAGAAGAACCACCAATAGTGAACTTAACTCTTACATATCTTTTACACTCATCAGAACTAATAGATAGTTTTTGTGATGATGCACTTCCAGTTACTTGTGTGAAGGCTGCTCCAGACAATGCAGCAAAAGTTGAATTGTCAGCAGAATCTTCAATAGTTACGTCTAGTGTTGGAGATGATCCGCCACCAGCAGCAGAATCAAGAATAAAAAGGATATCTCCTTCATAATCTTGTAAATCGATACCAGTACCTTGACCAGTAGCAGTTTTTGTAGAAGTACCAAGACCTGTCAATAGATCTAGTCTTTCTAAATTAGCTCGGTTGTAGCCCATGTCAGTCGTCCTTAACAACAGTTTTAGTTTTAGGTTTAGGCTTTGCTTTTGGTGTTGCCTTAACAACAGGGATTACAGCTTTACCGCTGCCTATAAGCGATCTAGCTAAATCTTGATCCACATCAATGGTTGTGCCAGAGTCCTTGTGGACTCCAGCTATCAACACACCTCTGATTAACTCAACTTTCATATTAAGTAGCGAAACAGAATGCTCCAGCCTGACGGATAGCGTAATCGATATCTTGTAAAGCGATGATTCTTACTGTTCCAGCAGTTGCACCAGCATATGGATCAACTGTTAAATCTAAACCAGACCACATACCAACGATGAACTGACTAAAGTCTCCGAAGATTGCGTCATTGTTAGCTAACTGGTTAGAAACAATAGCGTCATAACCATTGATTTGGTTATTGTCGAATACAAACATACCTGTGTTTGAAGCCTTCTCTGTTGACTTTAAAGCACCTCTAGCAGAAGCATTAATTAGATACTTCATAGAACCACCTTCAGCATTAGCAACAGCTACATCTGTTTCCATTCCGATGTACTCAGCAAAAGTACCAAATGATGTTAATGACTGAGAGCCAATACCACTCGTATCTTTTAGACCTAATGGCTGGTTAGAAGAACCTGTTCCATAGATAGCTGTACGATCTAACTCAAGAGCAATCTTTTTAGCAATGTCATCTCTAACAAATGCTTCAATATCAATTGAAGATTGTAGAAGAGTTTTTCTAGTAAAGTCAGTAAATGCACCAATCGTCTTTGGTGTCATTGAAATTTGTGTGAACGACTGTTGACCCTCTGTAGGAGCAGATCCTTCACCAACCCAATAAGCGGAAGTTGTACCGTCTTGCTTCGGAATTGAAATATTACCTTCAAGCCCTGTCAACATGGTGACTCCAGCTTCCATTATAGCCATCTTATTCCTCAAGATTTCTATAAATGAACCGCTGAGAAGTTCTGTGCTAACTAGGTTTCCACCATCAGCAGCAGTACCAACATTTAAGTCTCTTTTTAAAACTTCGTTAGGAACGATAATTCCTTTTGCTGGTCTACCGTAACGCTTTGAAGCTTCATCAGAAACTTCTCTCTCAAATGAAGCAGCTTCTTGTGCTTGCTTATCTGCTGGAGATGCTAATGCGTTAATAGCTCTTAAAAATGAGAACTGCTTAACTTCTTTCTTGTCAAGGAACTCTTTAGACTGTTTTGGCTCAATCATGTCAGTAGAACGAATTGGAGTATTATTTACCTCTGCCTTGTTTTTGACAAGATCGAGGATTGCTGCTTTCGCTTCATTAGGAGATTTATTTCCTCTAATGAGTGCGTCTGCAATATCTTCTGCTCCATACTGTTTGTATTCACGACATAAAGTTGTGATCTCAGCAGTACGAGCGTTATTTTCGTCAATAGCACGTTGTACTTCGGCATTGACATCGATTTCAACGGCTGGAGCCGTATCCACCGCAGTTTCTTTAGTAGATTCTTCCATAGTGCGAACCGTGGGTGATGCGGGTTCAACCGCAGAATTTATCTCCTCGATAGGAGACTTATCTTCTATATTAATACTATTACCTTGTAAGGGTTCTATCAAACTTCTTCCAAAACCAACAGAATTGTCCGCTGGAATGGTCGCCAGGCTAACTTCGTGAGGAATCCATGAGACTGCGCGAAGGCCGTCTTCCATTTCTTCAAATTTTTCAATTGAATATCCAAAAGAAATACCCCGGTATATTCCATCTTTTACGTCATCTAAGACTTCTGAAGCAAATTTAGAGCGAGAAAAACGAATTTTAGCGTAACCTCGCTTGTCGCTTGGATTTATGTACGCAGACTCCACTACGCCTAGAACTTTATCGGGATTGTGATTATAGAGAAAAGGTGCGCCATCATTTAGTCGAACTAAATCTGCGCTGCCTTCTTCGTGGCTTAACACTTCGTTACCAAATACTCTTTTTACAGGTTGTTCTGATGAGAAAGGAAACTCAAATGTTCTGGATTTCACATTTTTGAAATCAGTAACTTCTTTTCTTTCAAACTTATCGTTTGAATCAAACATCCTAATAGGAGAAATTTTTGTTAAAGCACTAAATCTATGACCAGCATAAATATCAGTACCTTCTCCATTCCTATAAACCTGTATTAATGCGGCTGGGTCTTCTGCTGTACCATTAATCACAAAAGAACTGCTAGGAACATCAATTTTACCATCCCTTACAACTCTGGTAATTTTGCCTCTAGCTCGACCTCCACTAGCATTCCAAGCTACAAAATCACCAGTTTTTAAGGCATCTGGTGCTGCTCTTTCTTCTGTCTGTTCAGACATAGTACGCTCCCTTGCTTTTTTAATTGAATTGGATTTTGACCTAGCCCAAGTTTGACCAGCGTCACCGCCCCAGGCCGCCCAAGCAACCCTACCATTACTAGGATAGCCTTCTTCGCCCTGACGGAAACCCTTGCCTGATTTGTCGCTTTGATGGCGGGCAAACCACGCATTCATAGTTATAACAGTATCTGGACTTAGCTGGTTACCACTTAATATTTGTGTAGCTCTTGTTCTTGCGTCATCAGTACCGCCACCTTCTCCTTCTTTTTTCCAGTTCCTATATCTTTGTGCTTCTTCTCTCATACCTTCAGTAGGCATAAGATTAATTTCTGTTCCGTTTACATTTGCCATTTACTTTTTACTCCTTTCTTTAACTTTAAACCTACTTGGTTGATTAGGTTGAGATGGAGTGTTTGGTGATAAATCAAGTTCCATTTGACCCATTTCTACCTCTAAGTCAAGATCTTTATCTAATGTAACGCCTAACCCTTTAGCAACTTCTTGTTCTCTAGCTATTTCTGCAACAATATCGTCATAATCTCCACCACCATTCATAGATATAACTTGCGATTTAGTCATATATCCAGCTTGTTCAGCCTCCCGATAAGCCTTAATTTCCTTCAAAGGGTCAACGTAGTGTTGTGTAGGTGGAGTCCATCTTGGTTTGCAGTATCTATCAGAATTATTTGCATAATCTGGTAAATCTAAATCACCTACTAATACAGATAGAGCTAACCATTCCTTGAATATGCGATAGTGAAAATTTTCAATAATATATTGCTGACAAAACTTCCAATGTTCTCTATCTTCTAACAAACTTAAACGTGAACTAGAATAGTTCGTTTCCGAAAAATCTTTTGAGATAGTTTCATAGCTACATCCAATTCCGCTCGCGAAACGCCTAATTTTGTTTTTTACAAACATCTCATATTGTTGAGATGGATAATCTACATCTGGAACAGTAACACTTTCATTTGGCGCAAGATATCGGAAAGAACCTGGCTGAAAGTCTTGCACACGCTCATTTGCTACAACATCGTCACCAATTAACTCGCCGCCATTATTGGTAATGAAACCTTGAATACTTGCTCCAGCACGAGCGCGAATTACGGCTGCTTCTTCGTAGCCTTGCAATTGATGCATATCTTCCATTACTGGATGAAACCAAGGCACTCCTCTGTTTTGGCCAGGTCTTTCTGGAAGAAATAAATGGATAATATCTTCTGCTGGTAAAATCAAATTCTTCTTTTGTTTACCTTGGTTAGTTAAATAATATGCATCACCAGGATGTCGTGACATTATCGAATATCTAACAGGCCGACCCCATTGATCGACTTCAACTCCATTCCTCCACTCATTAGATTTTGCTAATGTATCGCCACTATATTCTTCATCTAATAAGTCACTTTCTATTATCTGCAAAGCCATCGGAACTCTAGAATCTCCAAAAGGCTGCCTGACAATTCTGAATAATGCTTCTCCGCTTTCTGGTAATGCTCCAGCTAATAACCATTCAAATTGATGAAAACTATGACGACCAGCACAATCACAGTTATATGCTTTTGTCCATTTCGCCCACTTTTCTTCTATTTCTTTATTTTTTCTTTCATCTCTTTTGCCACCTCTCTGTTGTGTAACTAAAGATTGAAACTTCATTCCAGTTCCAACAATATTTAGTTGAGTAGTTCTTTTCACCTGTTTTGCATATGGATTATTTCTAATTAATTCTCTTGATCTATCTCTAAGTTTTCTAAGACTATTTCTAACTTCTGCATCAGGACTAAGCTGACTACTTAACCAATCTGAATTAAGTCTGGTTACAACTGCTCCCTGATAACCTCTTCTCATTTTTCCAAAAGATCTAGGAAATAGTGCAGCTAATGTTCTTTGAAATATATTCATTATTTAAACCTCACATACATAGCTCTTGGATTACCTAAACCATTTGCCATAGTTTCAGCTTGCTTTTCTCGTGCCACCATAGCAGCATATTCTCCTTTTAACACTTGTAATTCAGCCATATCATATTTCTTAGCTGTTCTAGTTCCTATCTTATATTCTTGTATTGCTCCACCTTTTAAAATATTATCTATTGCTGTTTTTATAAGATCTAAAGTTTTTTCTGCATCACTACGTCCATCAAATGCTTTTGGATTAGTTCCAGTAAAAGCCAAACTTGGTAAAACTTCAAATGTACCTGTTCCAATTGTTTTACTAATTAATGTTCCTGTCTTACTTGCAACTGCTTGAAAAAACCAATTTCCATCTATAAAATCTGCCGTAGTTGCTGCTGGAATATTAAACTGAAATCCATCGCCATATGCCGAGCTTGAAACTGTCGCTCCGAATTTAGATTTATTTGTTCGTAAATAATAAACAACTGTCCAATCAGGACTGTTAATCGGATCTCCAAATACATCAGTTGTAGCTGGATCACGCCATTCGATTAGATCGCCAGAACGTATTTTAGAAGGAAATACCACGTTTTTTTACCATTTAGACACGAAATTAGCCCTTTTAAGACTATTTTTACTCCTTGAGTCTAACTTAGCACCCTTTTTAGGGTCAGGTGGTTGTAATTTTCTTTCAAATTGATCAAATATTGTTTTTCTATCGTGAATTTGTAATAATCTTTGAAAACTTGCATACGCATAAACCATTTCATCTAAAGCTTCGTTTCTTGCATTGCTTTTTTTAACCCATTGCCTATCTTGATAACCATTCTTATATTTTAAGACTTGTCGTTCTGCTGTTAGCTCTTCAAAATAGTCAATAGTTGTTTTTGGGTAAAAATGAATATACCCTTGACCTATTTCTGCATCATTTAATTTATTATGTAGAGTTGTTTTTATAACATCTGTACCAAGTAAAAATAATTCAACGCCTCTTTTTAAGGCTTTACCAGAAAAGTTAATATCTACCCATTTAGGTTTACCTAACATAGGCTTATCTTTTTGCGATGCTCCTTTAATTGCTATCAATCCAAACTGTTTTCTTTCTCTAACGTATTGGTAAGTTTCATGGGTGTAGTGTCCACCAGTATCTATAGCTGCACTATCAATTTTCATTTCAATACCATCAACATTTTTATATTTACTCATTAAAACCTCATCCATCTGTTTCCATAGTTCTGGTCTAGACGGAGATCCATAAATTACTTTTCTATCAAGTAAATACATTTCTTCATTTCTACCGAAACCAATAACAGACATTGATAAACGATCATCTTGTACGTCACAACCTAGAGTCAAAATTGAAACTTCTTTTGGTGGTACTCCTTGCTCATATGTTTCTGTGGAGGCACGTTGTAATAATTCATCAGCATTTGCTTTTGTATGATATTCATCTTCGTAAACTTCTCCACAAGTAATGTTTATGAATGTTTTTAGTTGTTCTTGATCTTTTTTACACTCTAAATATTCAGCCATAAGATTCGCCCATGTAGCATTTGGTGAATATGAATATGCAGCCCAAATATGAAATCCAACGTGTTTACCATTACTAGGTGCAGTAGATCGCCATTCGCCTCTTTCAATCATCCATCGTTTTTTGCTATGAGGAATCATTTCGCTACATGATTCACATTTATATGCTGTAGTAGAAGGATCATCATCAAAACATTGAAAATTTTCCCATTTTAGATATTGCATATGTCCACAGTGGCTGCATGGTACGAAATATCTTTTTTGATCCGAAAGATTAAATAATTTTTCAATACGACTAAAGTCTTTAATAGTTGGTGTAGATCCAGCAATTATTTTTCTATTTGTAAAAAACTCTGTTCTTTTAATACCAAGCTTTATTTGATCCCCTTCAGTTCCAGCCGAGGGTGGATAGCCATCAGTTTCGTCAAACATGACTATACGGCGTGAAACCATGCGAAATCCTCTAGGTGAATTAGCACCGACAAGTTGCAAAGTACCACCAGGGAAATTCTTTTTTAGTAATGTATTGTTTCCATCTTTTGCTTTTGGATCAGATACTAAACCTTGCAAGCAAGGGGTATCTCTTAACATAGGCGAAATTTCATCCTTACTGTAAGACTGACAATCGTCCAGGGTCGGCTGCACTAGCATCATGGGGCAGGGGTCATTATGTATATGAAAAGCAATAATGTGATTTAAAATTTTTGTATAGCCAACCCTTGCAGATTTCATAACTGTAATCTGTTCAACATGAGGATTAGTTACAGCATCCATAATCGCTTTTTGATATGGCAAAGTGCGCCATCTCCCCCCTTCAGCAGAACTTTCTATGCTAAGTCGTGCATATTCATCAGCCCACGCACTAAGACTAAGTTTTTTTGGAGGTAAAAATGCTGAATATGCTTGCTTTTCTAAATCGAAAATACTGGTCATACAGCAGCTAATTCTTCTAATGCTTCTCTAACGATATCGTCTATACAATTAACTGCACTTACATCTAAATCTGGTAATCGTTGTTGAGCTTTAGATGCAACACCTAATAATTTATTTCTGGTGGTAGTAATAATTGTTTGCCATTTTAAATTTACTTCATCAACTGGAACTAAACTTTGCTCTTTTTGTTGTCGCTCTAGCTCTAATAGCTCTGCTTTAAGATGTTCTGTTCTTGCTTTACTCTCTTCGTACTCTGGAATCAACTCACTAGTCTTAGCAATTTTGCGTTTTGTTACAGGTGGTTCGATAGTAGCAGCTTGTATATTTTTCATTTTTCTAAAAGCAGACTTACCTGTCCACTCTTGATACATAGTATCTGAA